AGGCATATACTCTACGGTTTCAGGCGTACCCGCTGTCACCTTCTTGATGGCTTCGATACTGCCATTCTCATCGAAGAGGATGACACCGAGGTTGTCTGCCTGTGCTTCGCACTGCAAAGATTTCATGATTTTAATCACTGACTGAGGTACGGCACGCATGACACCGTTAAATGTCGACGGGTTACGACCAATGACGATTTCAACACCGCCCAGTGTGTCGTTACCACCGCCAAAGGTACGAGCGTCACCGCCCTCTTGTGTGGGTGCCTGAATGTACGGACTGATAACCGCCTTACCGCCATCGGTAAGAGCCATCTTTGCCGTCCATGCGGCTTTCTTGTCAATACCTGTGGCCGAACCGTCCACGAAACTGTTCACTGTTCCGTCGGCTTTCTTCAATCGCATGAAAGCCACTTTCTGAATCTGCCCGAATGATTCGCTGCATCCTACGGCTGGGATAGTCGCCAATGCTGTGTTTGCTGGGCACGCGCAAGTTAACATACTCTTTTTCGTTTTAAATTGGTTAATACTGCATAACGTTATGAATTACTAACCCTCTGTAAATCTGCTGCAAAGATAAAGGAAATCTTTATATCTTGTATAGGTTTTATACAGGAAATATTTATTTTTTGAGTTTATTTAACTAAAAAAGCCCTCAGCTATCCATCACGGACGGCTGAGGGCAAACCTCAAATAAAAACAAAGATTCTCTAATCTTTTCTACTTATCAAATAACTAACAATATACCTAAAACTATTAGTAATGAAAACAGATAACTTAGATTATAAGGTTATTGTCTTACATGAATACCTCTCGGCTTCGCTGATATCTTTAGACGAGCAAGGGCACCATATCGTACCGCATCGATTGCATGGTTGAAGCAGTCTACGGGCTCGTTTGTCGTGATACCGTCCTTTGTCACGCGCCACTTATAGTTCAGCATTTCGCGTCGTAGGCCAGTGCTCTGTCGTGTCACGTTCAATACATATCGCTGCATGATGTCTATACCATTCTTGATGCTGTCTGAACCCTTTACGCAGGCTTCCACGTTCAGTCCCAAGCTGTTCAGCTCGCGTATGCTCTTTGGCTCTGCGCTGTCCGCTATGATTGTGTCGTTACGTGTCAGCCCGTACCCTTTGGCTCGCTCAGCTATCATCGGATTCGTCATACCCGTGGCATATAACATTTCATCCAACCATAATTCGCCATGTGCCAAGACAAGATGTACCAGTGCCGTCGGGTCGTTCGTGAATCCGAAGTCCAGGCAATATACGTGCATCTTCCATTCCTCACGCGGCGGCAATGCGTCCACGACATTAAACCGTGGGAATACCAAACCAGTGATGGCACCTGTTGCACCACGGGCATATACCTTCCACAGCTCGTCATCCTCGATGTTCTCTATCATGTCGTGCTGCTCCTGCGAAAGGAATTTGTTCTGCCTGTGGTCTGACAATATCAGTTGTGTGTCATATCGGTTCAACAGTTTTTCATGCACCCAAAACCGTGCCGACGGGTTGTAGTCGATAAACACCTCTTTACGGGTTCGCATATACAGCTGCCAGAATATGTCAAAGGGTACACCGTTCGCTTCATTGACAAACAGATAGTCACGCTTACCGCTTTTCGCATCCTGTGCGTCTTTGTACGACGTGAACTCGATGACGCTTCCGTTAATACACTGGAACAGTCGCTCACCCTCGTTGACCTTTGGGAACCATACCTGCAACTCTGGACTGCTGTTGCGAATGGTCTTCGCGTCACGGTATGCACCTTTCTTCAAGTTCGGTATGTCCTGCCCGACCACCGTTATTATTTGGTTGTTCGTTTCCATTGCCCTGACCATCAAAAGCTGCATGATACTGTATGTCTTCCCCGACGATGTTCCGCCTTGGTTTATCTTACACCGTTTCGTACTGTTCGCGTTCGCATAGTACAACGGCAATACATCAAACAGCTTTTCCGTGTCTGTCATAACTCAGCGTTATATATCAAGTTCTATTTCTTTTGGAATTGAACAATCTAACCAATACTTAACATTCGGGATATTCCATCCACTTTTATCATAGGTCTTAGGATAGTATCTTGTAACCTTACCTGTTATAATATTCTTTCCATCCCAATACTCAGAAGGTCTATGTGCAAATACCACCTTACCATTGTCAAGTAGTGCTATAACCTCTCTGTTTATCTCTGGCAAATCATCACCATCGACATGTTTCCAAAGACTGTCTAATATCATTGTCTTCAACTGTTGCAGTTCATCATCCGTCAGCCATATACATTCCGTTATGCCGCAACGCTTATGGCTGAGGATATAGCACGCACCTTTCTTGTCTTTGACCAGTCGTAAATCGGTATTCATTACTTTCTCTCCAAATCCAATTCGCTCTCGCTGCTGGGGAACTGGTAATCGGGGTCACCCTTGCAGACGATGTGCAGGTTTGTATTCACGTCGCCAGTCATGGCACTCTCTATACGGTTCTTCCAATGTTCTGGGTCACGGTTCGTTAGCAGGAACTTGATGGCTTCGACGTTAGGCACGACGCGCTTCTGAGTACGCACCTGTTTCTTGATGACTGGTTTATATTCCTTTTTCCCTGTCTGCTCATCCTCGACAAGGCGGCTCTCATATTCCGTGCGCACCTCTTCATACTCGAAGCCACGTGCAACGTCCAACAGCGATTGTTCCACCATACGGACGTCAGCTTTTGATATGCGGACTTCATCCTGTGCGTTACGTACCAACTCACGAAACTCTTTATCCTCGTCACACCAGCGGTAGAACGTACCTTCGGCAACGCCAGCTTTTTTGCACGCTTCTTTCTGCGAATAGCCTTGCGTGATGTAGTTCAATATGTCGGCTCTTTGGTCTTTTTTCATATTATATGCTTTTTGACGTTACATTTTGCCAGCAACCAGCGCACGAAGCGCAACAGAATGTTGCGGTCGTTCTCTTCGCTCTCGTTCTGCAAACGCCGGATAGTACGGTTGTAGGCCAGTGAACAAATATCCTTGATGTACTGTCGCTCGTTCGCGCTGTACCCTGACGCTTCTTTGTGCATGATGTGGTAGTATGCTGCTGTCATGTCGTGCACCGTGAAGCGTCCCTTTCTCAACAGTTGCGTCAACGGCATGCTGCATACCTTACCGCGTTTCATCGCTTCGAGATACACTTTATGCTCTATCTCCATCTGCTGGTCAAGTTCCTCTTGGAATATCTCCAGCTCCAGCACCTGCGGGAATGTCATGTCTTTCAGTTCCATATCCGATATATATTGTTTCTTGCACCACTTCGTAAAACGCTCACCAAGGCCGAAGCCTTGGCTACGTTGTTTTCCTGATGTCTTGTTACTCTTAATTTTACCATAAGCAATCGTTTTTTATAAGTGATACAATGTTAATTATTTCGTCTTACTATAAACCTCTGCTCCAGTGCTGATACGTCTAACGTGCCAATGGCTTCATGTACCGGCTCTGGCATCTTTTCATAATAGCCGAGGTCACCGTGCTCTTTGTAATACCTCAGCATTGCACGCAATTTCCATTCATAACCAAAAACAGGTACATCAGCATAGAGGTAAGTGTAAAGAATTGCCACGCATTGCAATATAACCTTCAGCATATCCTTAGCCATGTGCAAACGTTCCACACAATACACATTCAAACGCGGCAATATTGTTTTCTCGATATGCCTGTTAATATCCGTGAAATCTCGCGTCTCGAAATATCTTAGCGTCAATTCAGATTCCTTGATACGCTCTTTCAAAACCTGCTTGCGCTGTTCCATCGTGCCTAAATTACCTTTGCGAAACATAAACCGCCTGTCATGTAACGTTGGTACCTCTACCGTCATCTGCGGCTTGCGCTCTTCTATCGTATCGCAATCGTTCAAGAATTCCAAACATTTCTTCATGTCGCTCGAACGCTTGCGCACCAGCCGCCCGTCTATGCGCTTTTCCGCACACCAACGTCCGCGCCTGTCTTGCTTTCCGCTCTTTATGCCACGGCTCGATTCGTCCCAATATAGACAGCCTTTGTTTTTATTCTCAAACATAATTCAGGAAAAAAGCAGGTACATCGGACGCGCCTTTCATGAACGCTAAACATTAAACACCAATTTCTGCGGATAGCCTTGTGTAAAATCGTAGGCATCCACTTCCTCTACTGTTTCAAGGGCATTGATGTCAGCCTTGTGTGTCTCTGTCGTGCCATAGCACTTGTCGGCATATATCTGTATCTGTGCAAGGTACATCTTAGCCGTAGCCACTTGCAACTCAAATGTCATGCCGTTGATGACAGGATGCACCTTATCCATTCCAAGAATCTCTGCACTATCAAGGCTGTTCTTGTAGTTAGCCCTCTGCTCTGGAGTAAGCCAAGCCGTGATGGTATTACTTCCCGTAACCACATCAAAGCCATTCACAGCATCACTTGCATCGTATGCTTGAAGTTGTGCTGTCTTGTCTGCCTTTGCCTTATCTAACAGCTGCTGTGGTGTAGGCGTAGGCTCAACCCATTCTCTAAAGCCCCATTCATATAGTTGTTCTGCACTTGGGATGCCACTGAATACTCCATTATCTACTCGTCTTGTCATGGTACTACCTTCGGTGTACCACTCTTTTGTCTCTGAATTGTAATATCTCTTTTTCATATTCTTAATTGATTTAATTGTTATTTATCTGGCCCAAGAATAAAGTCACCTGTACCTGCGTTGCCAAAAAGTTGTCCACTAACTTTGTCGTATAGATAACCAGTTGTGCCAACACGAACAGGAATAGCGTTAAAAACTATTTTATCATTTAATTGTATAATAAAAGAATAAACTTTAGCTTTAATACAAGCTCGATAATAATTGTTGTGTTCAAATCTGCAAAATATAGGTAATCCGCGATGCATATAGGGAACAATTGTCAACGGTGTATTGTTTACAGAGCTTGTTAAAGGCTGGTCATCTATAAATATACCATCATAGTTATACCTTATATGGTGCTTTAGAGTAAGTCCTTGATTAGTTTTTGTGATATTATAATCTACATTGTATGTAAAATATATTTGATATATGTATGTCCCAAACAAACTTGAATTAGAATCATTTATCCACCAACCTGTCAACCATGTATTACTTACTACATCTTGTGAATATTGACATTCGGTATCAATTCGATAAATATCACCTACATTTGGCTTTATTCCAGTTGCAATCCATTGTGTGCCCGTACTTTCCAAATACTCAATCTCCGCATCATAAGGCAGACTCTTACCGCCATAAACCCTACGTCTATTCAACATCACTCCCATATCATTAACTATTAGAAATGTTAATCTTTACCGCTGCCACAATCCAAGCAGCACCATTAAACAAAGCATTTATCTCGTAAGTACTACCTGCCTCAATCTCAAAGCCATCTTGATAATAGACACCCTTACTATCAGAAGAATAAATAGTCACA